ATCAACTGAAAAAGAGTTAGCTGATAGTATGGAAGGTAAAGATGTACGTGATATGACTAAGTCACAATTAGTCAAAGGTACATTCAGAGTGCTTACGCTTAAGCTAGCAAAAATTGGCGTGCCTATGATTGTTACAAACCATGTTTACGAAGTAATTGGCTCATATATGCCTCAGAAGGAAATGGGTGGAGGATCAGGATTAAAATATGCTGCATCAACTATTGCCTATCTATCGAAGAAGAAGGTACGAGAAGGCACTGATATTACTGGAATTATTATCAAAGCTAAAATGTTTAAGTCTAGGATTGCTAAAGAGAATGCAGAGGCTGAAGTTCTTTTAAGTTATAAGGGTGGCTTAGACAGATATTATGGTTTGTTAGAATTTGGTGAAAAGATGGGTGTGTTTAATAAATCTGGTAACAGGTATGAGATAGGTGAGTCTAAGTTATATGGTAAACAGATACTAAAAGATCCAGAGAAATATTTTACTGAAGATATTATGGCTGCATTAGATGCATGTGCTAAACAAGAGTATAGTTATGGAGTAATGGATGAGCACGACACAGAAGATACTTGAAGGTCTGATACATAATGATGATTTTGTTCGTAAAGCTAAGCCATATCTAAAAGAGGAATACTTCAAGGACTTCACTGAAAAGACTATATTCAACTTAATTAATGCTTATGTAGACAAATACAATAAATGTCCTAATATTGAATCATTAAAGGTAGATTTAGAAAACAGTACTGATTTGACTGAAGATCAACATTCAGAAGTTTCTAAATATGTTACGGGTATGGTGCCCAACGACGTCGATATAGACTGGTTAGTTGATGAGACGGAAAAGTTCTGTCAACACCAGGCGATCTATAACGCTATCATGGAGTCAATTCAAATCCTTGATGGAAAGACGAAGACTCCAAAGGGTTCTATACCCAACTTACTTACTGATGCACTGTCAGTAAGTTTTGATCCTCATATAGGACATGATTTTATTGAGGATGCAGAGTCTCGGTTTGAATACTATCACCGCAAAGAACATAAACTTCCATTTAGTTTAGAATACTTTAATAGAATTACTAAAGGTGGACTATCTAAGAAGACTTTAAATATTTGTCTGGCTGGTACAGGTGTCGGTAAGTCTTTGTTTATGTGTCACTGTGCAGCAGCTAATATGTTAGATGGTAACAATGTATTGTATATTACAATGGAGATGGCAGAAGAAAAGATTGCCGAAAGAATAGATGCTAACCTTATGGGTATTACATTAGATGAGTTATCTGTATTACCTAAAGAAGCATATGATAAAAAATTAAATAGAATAAAGGATAAGACAACAGGACAAATTATTGTTAAAGAATATCCTACTGCTGGAGCTGGTTCTAATCACTTCAGACATTTACTTAATGAGTTAAAGATAAAACGTAATTTTATTCCAGATGTAATCTATGTAGATTATTTGAACATATGTATGTCAGCTAGAATTAAATATGGAGCAAGTGTTAACTCATATACATATGTTAAGGCTATTGCAGAAGAATTAAGAGGTTTAGCTGTAGAGTTTAATGTTCCTGTAGTATCAGCAACACAGACGACTAGAGCCGGGTTTACAAGCTCAGACATAGGGTTAGAAGACACCTCCGAGAGTTTTGGGCTTCCAGCTACCGCTGACTTTATGTTCGCTATAATTAGCACAGAAGAACTAGATCAATTGCAACAATATCAGGTAAAACAGTTAAAGAATAGATATAGTGATCCTGGTATGTATAGGAGATTTATCATAGGGGTTGATAAAGCTAGAATGAAACTGTTTGATGTAGAACAAACAGCTCAGGATGATATTATTAATGATGACACACCAGTGTTTGATACTACTAACACAGGACAAGAGATTGATCGTCGTAAACTATTTGAGGATTTTAAATGAGATACAAAATAAAAGATCATGTAAATGAAGGATATAAGGTTGAAAAAAAGGATGGAAAATATCATGTTTGGGAAATTGGAACCGGCCAATACATAGCAGAATATGAGTCTTCAAAAGAAGCTAAAACTGTTACTAGGCAGTATAAGCTAGGAGGAGGGTTCAATGGGTGGACACCACCGTTTATGACAGGAGCCCCAAGAGAGCTTGGTTATTCTGCCGAATTTGATGATGAATATTTAGATGTTGACTGAGTCGACATCAGAGACTATTATAAACATACATCAGAGGAGTCTTACATGCAAGTTTCAATACGCGGTGAAAAAAACGCTAAGTTTCGCAATATTTTAAGAAAAGCTGCACATTTCTATGCAAAAGAATTGATGCACACTAATCTTGTTAAAAATTTAGATGTACGAATAATGCTTGTTCCAAAGAATAAACAGCATCCGGATAATGGATCGTGTGAGTGGGATGATATAGATGGCCCACCTAACCCTAGGGTATTCAATATCTACATAGCTAAGGGTTTACGTAAGTATGAAAAGCTCAGTACACTTGGACATGAGTTTGTCCATTTAAAACAATATGCTAAGAATGAAATGGATGGCTTTGCAGGTGAGAATGGCATAGTCAAGTGGAAAGGAACTGAGTTCAAGCTAAACAGTAAATTAGCACCAGCACGTAAGGGATATGGTAAATTAAAGACTATACCAACTGGTGAAGATTATTACTATCTTCCATGGGAAGTAGAAGCATATGGGCTTGAGGTAGGGTTAACTTGTTACTTCAGACAGAAGTATAATTTGAAGGATATCTGATGGATGCGTTTCCAGAAGCACAGAATTTTTTAGATGGACTGCATGTTGCTAAGAGACATAAATGTGAAGAAGAATACACACAAGTATTTTTACAAACATATAAGTTGACTGGAGACATAAAGTATAGTAAAAATAATGCATTAAGAGTAGCAATGCATGAACGTGATACAGAAATATTGGAGATTAATATATGATGAAACCTCGTGGACCTCAACCAGCAGCTTTTAAAAAGCAAAATATAGAAGGACTATCTGTTAGAAGACTGATTAACTTCTGTGAAGATGCAGCTAGTGAAGTAGAAGATGAAAATTCTAAATTCTACTTTGAACAGATGATAGATTACTTCAAAAACCATTACAGTCCAAAGCGCGGGCTTGAATCTGCTAGTAAGGTATTAGGACTATAAATACTCTTGAAGGAGAGCATTTATGGCAGTTAATCTATCAGCAGGAGAATTACTACGTCCGGAAAAATTGTGGACTAGGGATATGTTTTTAACAAAATTTAAAAACAAAGATCCATTTAAGTTACATAACAAAGGACTAAAAGTAGTACTCCAAAACCCAAAAGAATCTATCAAAGCATTAGAATTAGCCTTTAAAGGAAGAGGTGATAGTAAGGCTTTGAATAATATGATTTTTATGGATACAAAAGGAAATATTTATCAAGGAACAGGTAGATTTGAAAAGACTAAAGAATTTGGAGGTGGTGGTAGTACCGGTAGTACTAAAACCACAGCTGTAACTGAATCTGCTCAATGTGTGTATAATGTTGCATATGTAATTGGTAATGGAGCTAATTATAAATTTACTGTAGAGCATTTAGAAGAAGCATTCAAATCATCTGAAGTTGATATTACTGGAACGAAGTTTTCTCAAATTAAAAACTTACCTGATACATGGAAAATATCATCTGAGGTGACCGCAAAAGAATTACGAAAACAACTTCCACGTTATTTTGGGCCAAGTTATGAACATCATAGAGGAAGTAAGTTAGTTCAGGAGATTGAAAAACAGTTTTGGACGATAAATGGTGAGATATCACCTAAACAATTTGGAGAACTCAATAAATGGTCACCAGCTGACATATGGATTATTCATAGTGGCTATAAACGCAAATTTATCAAAGAGTTAAAAGAAACTACATCATTTACAGAAATTAATAGACTTTTAGGAGAAGGAATAAAAAACCATCAATTGATTGGTATTTCTTTAAAACAAGTAGGAAAAACTGCTACTACTAAATGGCAAAATTGGAAAGCAGGGGGCTGGACACCACCAAAGTATACAGTTGAAAAGCTCTCTGTTGGTAAAAGAGATTTTATAAGCTCTATGCAAGGACATATAATTTATGACGGTGGAGAAATGACACTTAGAAATGTTACAAGAGCAACTGGATTCAATGGTGAAATTGAAGGTAAAAAAGCTAGACATGGTAAAATATCCGGAGCAGCTGGACCTAAAAGTGCAATGGGTATATACATGAAAAAATACCTAGGTGAGAATATATCAAGAGAGACTGACGTTCTGAGTGATCGTTTGAATTCTACAGATACATATAAAAAATTTTGGGAAATGTATAAAAAAACTGAGGATAAGACATTTACAGACGAGATGTCCTTTATTACTGCTGTATCTAAACAAGATCTCGCATGGTATGTATCAAAATATAAAGCGACAGAGGTGATATCAATCTTGAAACAGGGTAAAAAAGAAGATGTGAACCATTTTGTTACAGCATGTCTTTCATATGCAAGTTCACAGACGGAAAACAGTGCTCCATTCTTCAAAATTTATTAATTGGCAGAACTCTGCGATAAATTAATTTGTAACCCCTTGATTTTAGTGGAAACTGGGCTGTTGACCGGCAGCCGGGGCTATGGGATGATAAAGTATGAGAAGAGATAACACACACATGGATCATTTTGAGGACAGGATCGTTCTTGCTAAGAAGAACCCTATCCATTGGATTGATGACATATGTGCTGACAAGGTGACATGGTCTCGTAAGTGGGATGGTGCTCCTTCAATCTTTGTAGGGCGAGATAAAGATGGTATCTACGTAGCCAAGAAGGGTATCTTCAATAAGAACCCTAAGCTATATCGTTCTTCAGAAGATATTAAAAAAGATTTAGGTGATAATGATCTAGCTAGTAAGCTATTTTGTACTCTTATCACATTAGAAAGTTGTGATCTCGAGGTTGGTGATCTCGTACAGGGTGATTTATTGTTCACTCGTGGTGATGTAGAATACAATGATGGTTTCAGTCAGTTTCAAGCAAATACAATTGTATATCAAGCTAAGGAACAACTCCAAACACATTGGGTTGGTATAGTTTGGCATACAAACTACATCGACCAGCAAGCTCATTATGGGCATGACATCAAATCAATGGTTGGTGAATGTCATGGCTTGTATCATTTCAATGCTGGTGATGAGATTGATCCTCTTGATAGTGATACAAAGACATTATTGTCCTACATGAAAAAAGAATATAATAGGGTTAAGACTGATTTCAGTCTAGCTCAAATGACTGTTGATCTATATGTAACATATATCAACTTCAGAATCAAACAAGGCGAGTTCAATCCCGACGGTAATGTCGATGGTTTTGCTGATTATGTTGTAGAGCATATGAAGCGTGCTGTGGATTCAGTTAAACAAGATAAGACCAAACAGAAGAGAATGGACCTTTATGCCCCTGTGTTCAAGGATCTTCATAAAATGGTCCCTGTAGACAAGATGCACAGCATACTATATAAGATGAAATTGGTGATTCTAAAAAGCCTAAATAGGTCTAGCAGTATTGATACGTACCTCAAGACAGAAAAAGGTCTGAGGCCTACGAGTCACGAAGGTTATGTCGCAATAAATGCACATGGAATTGATGCTGTGAAGATTGTTGACAGGCAAGAATTTAGCTACGCTAATTTTAGCCCTGAAGTTATTAAGGGATGGACAAAATAGAAGGAGATCGATTATGAGTATTCCTGTAAGTGCAATGCACGATGATGTTAAGGATGGCTACCTAAGTCAAGCCGAAAGACAAATTGAATCAGATCCAGCGTGGACACATGGCACAGCTGGGCGAGATGCCGTACGCTTAGCTTACATCCTATGGAATGAAGCTGGTAATGCGGATCTATGGAGCGAGGCTGTCACGAATTATCGTGGGAGCTAATTATTAATAACCCAAACTAGGGAGAAACTATATGTGGTGTACACCTAAAATTAAAGAAATATCCGTTGGACTAGAAATTAACTGTTACGCTTGTGCTGAAATATAAGTAAACATTTAATTTTACTAGAAAGGCGGTGGTCCAATATCTAACTTGATAATGGAATTCTTTAAAAAACGTTTCGAGGGGGCAGGGCAACTTGCCCCCTCCTTTTTTATAAATAACAATGCCCAGTAAGTCTAAGGAAAACCTGTTATGGCGTTACAACAAGACGAAAAAAATAAGAAGACAGCTGTCCTAGCATTTGGAAGGATGAACCCTCCAACAACAGGACATGAAAAGCTAATAAACAAAACCCACGAAGTTGCTAAGCAACACGGTGGGACCGCTCATGTCGTTGCATCACATTCACATGACAATGACAAAAACCCCCTCCCGCAAGACAAGAAACTAGGGTATCTCAGGAAGGTCGCACATCCTGATGTAAAGGTTTCTGGATCGTCAAAGGAACATCCTACGATTATGCATCATGCTTCTAAGCTACATGCTGCTGGGCACACTCATCTTGTTGTCGTAGCTGGTGGAGGAAGAGAGAAAGAGTTTCATAATACTTTACATAAATACAATGGTAAGACAGGTGCACACGGTCACTATAACTTCAAAAAGATAAGTGTTGTGTCATCTGGTAAGAGAGATCCTGACTCACATGGTACTGAAGGTATATCTGGTACAAAGATGAGGAACTATGCAAGATCAGGTCAACATGATAAATTCAAACAGGGTTTACCTAAAGCACTACATCCTCATGCTAAGGAAATCCATACTCATGTAGGAGGAACACAATTGGAGAGTTTTAAAGAGGCAGTAGCCATGAAGAAGAAGTTCAAACCTAGTGGAGAAAAGACTAAGGTTACCATTCATGCTATACCAGCTCCAGACAGATCAGACAAGGCGTATGGACTTAAAAGTAGTGGTGGCAAGGGCGCGCCGGCTAATACTACACGTTCCGGAGGGACAAGGTTTGGTGAACATAGATATATGAGAATGGTTAATGCTGAATTTGAAGAATTTGTTGGTGGTGAGCAATTGGATGAAGTATTATCACGTCAAGGTAGAATCAAAAGAGCTTTGATGCTTAGACGTTATAAACATAAGATTCAAAGACGTAAGAAGATGATGAGAAAGAAACTTGCAACTAAACCTATGTTGCAAAGAAGAGCAAGAAGGCATGCTGTTAAGTTAGTACGTAAAAGATTTATGGGTAAGAAGGGTGAGCAGTATCATAAGTTGGGTATGGCTGACAAAATTCTTATTGATAAGAAAGTAGCTACTAAGAAAGCTATCATTGATAGAATAGCACAAAGACTTTTACCAAAGGTTCGAAGAGCTGAGTTGGTAAGATTAAGAGATATGAAAAAAGGGTCCAAGCCTTCAGCAGCTTTCAAATCTGCTGGTGCTAGTAAACCCACAACAGTAAAGAAAGGTGCTACGTGGTCTAAAACACCTAAGCCTTTAACTACATATTCAACACCTGGTGCTAAAACTCAGACAGCAACAAGATCATATACAATGCCACAGCAAGTAAAGAGTGAAGGTTATGTAACAGAAGATAATGTTGTAGAGATTGTTGATATGCTTAGTATGCTAACAGAAAAAGATATGAAAGCATTAGACAAGAAGATTGCTAACTCTGATATTGACTCTAACATATTGTTTGAAGTATTTGTAATGGGATTAGAAAGTGAAGGAGATCAAACTCCTCAACAAAAAGGATTTATGAGTTTAAATACATTCATGGCAGAAGATTATAACACACCAGCTGCTACAGAAGTTCCAGATAAAGAACATTCTTACCAAGCTGCAATAACTGACTTAGCATTAAACACAAGAAATAGAAACAGTACAATTAAAAATTATAACTATGGACCATTAAATGAAGATGATGATGAGTATTGGGAGAAGGTAGCAGACCTTTGGGATACAGATACAAAGACAGTTAAAGAATCAAGATGTCATAACTGTGCTGCATTTGATCGTAAACCAGATACATTGAAGAAGATAGCAGAAGTTATGGGTCCAGATGGTAAGAAAATAGTAGAAATGGCTCACTTAGGTTATTGTGAGTTGTTTGCTTTTAAATGTGCAGGTCAAAGAGTTTGTGATGCATGGATAGGTGGTGGACCAATTAAAGAAGAAAAACATTTATATGAAGCGATGGCTAATTGGAACGATGATCCAATAACTGGTGTACAGTTGGATAGAAGATATAACAGACCAATGGTTACAAAATCAACCATGCCAAAATTAAAAGAATTCAAAGCTGATTATGAAGACTCGTTTGTAGCTGATCCAGTAGATCCTAAAAAGATAGATTGGAAAGACTCACATATTACTGCTGCATATAAAATGGGACAAAGAGCTAAGAAAGGTTCTAAGAATCCATTCCATAAGAAGAATGATCCAGAAGGTCAATTACATGCATGTTGGAATATGGGTATGAGAGGTGAGTCAATGCCTAAGGAAGCATTAGAGTACCCACACGAGACTGCTAAGAAGTATAAGAAAGATACACCTGGCCAGCAAGTAAAAGATTCAAGCAAAAAGGTGAATGAAATGTTTGAGGACCTATTAAGTGACAAACAAGTAAAAAAAGCACAAGATAAAGCTGTTAGTCAGGCAGTTAGTTATGTAAGAAAAAGAGATGCTGAACAAAAGAAAAGAATAGCTAAAGTTACTAAAAAAGTATTAGCACCAACTCAAAAAACTAAAGTTGGTGGAACACAGAATGAAGATGCAGAAGCTATGGCTCGAGCAATGGATAATCAACGTGGCGAGAGAGATAGAATTAGACAAGCATATGAAAGAGAAATGGAAAGACTAGATAATAGTGAAGAGAAAAAAAGATTAAAACAAAACCACGAAAGAAGACTGCAAGGTCTTAAAGCTAGACAAAAAGCAGCAAGAGAAAGATTGAGGGCACGACCATGAGACGTATAGAACCAAAAAGAGAATTAAAAGATTATGAGTCACAAGGTTCTGCAATACGTAGGATAATGACAGGTGAAACTACTGACGAAAGTCTTTGGGATAACATTCACAAGAAAAGAGCTAGAATTAAAGCAGGCTCTGGTGAGAAGATGAGAAAGAAAGGTGACAAGGGTGCACCTACACCTGCTCAGATGAAAAGAGCCCAAGAAGAGCATGAAGAGAGTGAAAAAAACATAAATATAACAGAAGAAGATATTAAAATATCACCTAAACTAGTTACATTGTTAAGAATGGGATTAGTGGAAAAAGGTGAGTTAGAAACAATGAAGAGAGCTCTAAAGGGTGGTGAAGATGCCCTCAAACAGCCTGTTCTAAGGAAACAAATTTTTGAATTATTTAACAAATTAGTCGAAGCCGTTACAGATGACCAACAGATTTGGGTCAGAATGAGGAAAAGACTTACAAAAGGAGAGGAAGAATAATGGTTGGCACACCTAAAAATCCACCTGCTAGACATAAGACATTTGGGATTAGCGATAGTCTACTTGATGCAGTACGTCAGGTGCAAGAAGCCGGTAAGGGTAGAGAAGATGTAAAAGCAACACAACGAAATGTTGCTCGTAAAAGTGGAGCACTTCGAAGTAAGGACTCTGTAGCATCTACCACTACTGCAAGATTTAAACAAAGACACGCTGGTGATACAGTACCTCATAGACCAGGAACTGAGGGACAGCCTCGAGGGACTGGTTCAAAGCAAGCAGGGTCTAAAAGACCTGTTGGAGGTATGGGAGCTGTACACTACGATTTAGGTAATACACCTGAGGATGAGTTCAGACGCAAATATGGTAAATCCAAGTCTGCAATGAGAACTGGTTTAAGAAGACAAGAAGAACTTCAACTTGAGGATCTTGATGTTCTTAAAGAAATGCACATTACAGTTCAAATGAATCCAGGAGGAACATCTTATAAAGTAATATCTGTTTCTAAAGATGTTGGTGGTAGAGTTAAACCTGGTGAAACATTAACAGACACACACATAGATGATCTTAGAGATATGGATGTAAGTATATCTTATAAGAAAGATGGTGGTGGAACTGGTAAAATGGGTGGAAAGAGTGGGCAAGAGTCAGTCGACTTAGATGCTAAGAATGCTGACAAAGCTATTAAACACGATTGTGCTACTCATGTTGTTCATAAAGAACATGGTGAAGGTCAATGTATACCAGGTCAACATACAATTGTAGAAACATCAGAAGGTGAAGGATATGTAACTCACTATGATGTAATGTTTGATTCAGGGATCCATGAAGATGTGCCAGTCGAGGATCTTGAGATTGTAAAAGAAATGAGTCATGGTCATAAGAAAAAGAAATCAGTTAAATCTGGTTACATGATGTCATCTAAAATGAAAGAAGCTGTAGACCTTGATGCCGACAATGTAGAAAAAATGTTAAGACATGATTGTGCCAGTCATGTTAAGCATGGTGAGTTTGGCGAAGGTAATTGTATGCCAGGTCAACACACAATAGTAGAAACATCAGAAGGCGAAGGTTATGTAACTCATTATGATGTAATGTTTGATCACGGTATTGAAGAAGATGTCCCTGTTGAGGATCTTGAAATCATATCTGAATCAATGCATGCGCATGCTGATAAGAAAAAGAAAAAGGGTCAAAAAGTCCTTATGGACAAGAAGAAAAAGAAAGGTGACGACAACGGAAATGGAAACGGTAATCTTGATCCAGTAGATCCTAATGCCCTAAAAGGTACACATGCTGATCGTAAAGATGGAGACATTGATAACGACGGTGATGAAGATGATAGTGATAAATTTTTACATAAGAAACGTAAAGCTATTACAAAAGCCATGAAGAAGAAAGGTTTGAAAGAATGGGTTGCTATGGGTAGTAAAGCTCCTGGTAACGAAGTTGTTAAAGATGCAAGAGAAGCATATCAACTAGCTCAGCACTATCTGCAAATGGCTAATAGAGATGCATTGTTTGCTAATGAAGAAAAAGAAAAAGCTCATATGAAACTTGCTAAACAGTTTTATGAGCAATATAAAGAAATGAAAAACAATGGTGATGAATCTTCTGATGACACATTCAAAAACGAAATGGCAGATGCAAAAATAGAGTCTTTTAGCGAGGCCGCAATGCCTCAAACTACCAGTGAAGCTGCTGTACAAGAAGTATCAAGAGATACTCTTGGTAGTTATATTCGTAAAGCATCTGATGCACGAGGACATAGAGGCCTTTCAACTAAGAAAGTAGACAATAGATACAGTGGTGTTGCAAAAGCAAGTAAAAAAATAGATGACATGGAGAACATGCCCAAAACTCAAGTTGGTTCACCTCATAAAATAAAACCTTCTTATAATGTTAAGACACACAAGTTAGTAAAGGTAAAGGGTAAACCAGGTTTGAAGACTGTACCTAAAGATTACAAACTAAGAGATGGTGAATATGAAGCTGAAGGAGTAGAGCCTCAAAAAGATTCTACTAATCTTGGAGAACATGCACCAGAAGTTGTAGAGTATATTCCACATGCATATGATTATAATCGTTCTTCTTGGATGGATGCTTTAGATGAAGTAAACAGATATAAGGGTCGTTCTGGTCATAGAGTTACTAAACCTGAAAAAGAAGGTCCTGAACATATTGTAATGCAAATGAGAAAGGTTGTATCACTTGGTGATAATCACCAAGGAGTAGACTTTGGAGATGGTACTAAAAAGAAAGTGGGTAAAGATACTGCTCAAAAATTCTTAGATAAGTATAACAGATCAAAGCCTGAAGAAAAGGAAAAACTTCAAAGATCTGCTGGTCATTCACATGGTGGTTTGCATCATGCAATTAGTGATAAACCAATCGAGAAGGGTCCTGGCCAACCTAAACCCAAACCAATGGGTTATAGACCGGCTGCTCGAAGAGATACTCTTAGGGGTTTACAGCATCCAGACGATCAAGATTAACATAAATAGAAGAAACACACTAATATAAGGAGAGAAACACATGGGACTTTGGGGAACAGCGCACGCAAGTGCTGACAACAAACCTAAAAATTACCCTACTGACGAAAATGCAGACTATAAGAAACAGGACATCTTTGCAAATCAATCAGGATGGGTACAAAAAGCTGGCACTGCTGCTTCAGGCAATGACAACGCGTCTGCGCAAGAAGAAGTGCTTATTGCAATCGGAGACTTAGCTGGTTCAACTGATACAACTGGTTTAAGAGCACCAACAATTACACATATAAGATTTATTAAAGGTTCAACTGCATCTACAGATATTTCTGCTAATGATGGCGGTGCACAACTTACTGTTGAAGTAACTTACGACGAGGAAGTAACAGTTGCTGGTACACCACAATTCATAGTTGACAATGGTAACGAATCAAGTGCTGGTCAAGGTGACTACACACTAGATTACGATTCAAGTAATTCAGATGCAAACAGATTACAGTTTACAAAGACAAGTTTAAGTCTGTCTGTTGGAGACGTTCTAACATTAGGTGGAACTGACATTTCACTTAACGGTGGAACAATATCTGATACAGTACGTGGTGGAACTAACCTAGCTGCATCACGAGATATGTCAGGATTGACTGCAGTAACTGAAACAGTTGTTGCTTAATATAGGGATTAGATAATGCCAAAGATTACCGGATTGGGCGCTGGATCAGCCCCAGCAAATACAGATGTACTAGTATTAGTTTCTAATACAGCTGGGACTGCCAACACCCAGAAGGTAACTGTGAATACATTTTTTAGTAATGTAACAGCAAATGTTAAAATGGCAAATGCTGAGATTACTACATTAACAGTAGGGCAGGTGTTAGCTGTAACACAAGAAAATGTTACATCTAACAATGCTGCTCTTAGCTTAACTAAAACTGTATCCCAACTTGATGCTGATGATAATAATTGTCAAACAACATTAGCTAATGCATCAACTATAGGACACGTTAAAATAATAGTAGCTAAGAATGTAGATAAT